TTAAGAGGGTATTTTTTGCCATTCTTTACCTCTGTCATCATGATATTTATCTGTTTGATGCTGGGTTTTATGACCCAGCAATTTTTGTGTATCAATTCCCTGGTCTTTGTAAAGACGTTCAGACAATGATCTTTGCTCATGGAATGTAGCGGGTGTTCCATCTCCCCATTTAATACAAGCCTTATCCCTCGCCTTACTGAAATTCATCGTTAATGTGTTCGATTTAACTTGTGCGCCTCGTTTAGCCTGTGATGTAGCTCGGAAAAAGTGAATCAGATAGGGGCTAACTGCATAATCTCGACAGCGCGCAACGACGTCACGTAAACTCCAGTTAATCGCATTGAGGCGAAGAGAAAGAGGTATAGCAATTTTGCTGCCGGTTTTTTCCTGTTCGATATGCAGATGATCATCCCAGATATCGCTAAATTTCATTTTGGATATGTCACCAAGACGTTGCCCAGTCACAAGGGCAAGCAGCATTGCATTTCCCATATATTGATGTTTCTTATCTGCGATATCGAAAATCTTCAGCCACTCTTCGAGACTAAGTCGTTGTCTGGTAATCTTGCGCCTGGGCTGTTTAGTAGCAAGGGCAGGGTTGTGACCAGGCGGCACTTCACCGTAGTGTTGGGCCTCTTTGAAAACATCGATCAGTACTGAACGAACAACTTGTGCCATTCTTGGTTGACCTGCAGATAGATACTCTTCAAGAATTTGAGCAATATCCCTGACATCAACAGAAGATATGAGCTTCATTCCCGCACGTTCCTTAAGAAGTGCAACTGGCTTGGCTTTTTGTTTATACGTATTCTCCTTGATATCACCTGAAGCGAATCTTTCCTCCTGAATTTTCCAGTACCGCTCAAGCCAGGTAACAGTGGTAATTGACTTACCCTTGCCGGTAGCAATTCGATCGCTTATAGCCAGTACCTGTCTTGAACGCTGCTCAGCAAGTCTTGCGTTTGCCTCAGTAGCAATTGCTTTAGCCTCAACTTCATCAGTACCTAGGCTGTGAAATTTCCCCGTTACAGGATGCTTGTACCTCCAATACACTTTATTGACCTTACGACTGTATAGTGGATAGAGGTTAGGTATTGATACATTATTTTTACGTGGTCTCGCAGCCATCGCTGAGGATCCTTTGCAATTTTGGTGAATCAGATTTCTTGATAACCGGCGCAGCAAGTTCTCCAACCAATTCCGCATCCTCCCTAACTCTCCAGAGCCTACCTTGCTTCATTGCTGGTGGAGAAAAGAGATTTTGCTTAGCGTAACGGCGCAATGTCGAGACGCTAGGTGGATTACTTCTGTATTTATCGGTTGCCCATTCTTCAAGAGTTAACATCTGAATCATGCGTTATTCTCCATTTAATAACCCGGCTGCACCCGGCATACGTCATTATAAATTATCGCTGGTTAGCTTTGGTGGAACAGCATAGAGAGGCCCAGGTGAGACATCAAAACGGCGCCAGCGTATATTACAGGTTCTCTCTTCACCTTTTTTGTGCCAGGCAACGACATCTGCCACTGGCTCGGCGTTCCTACCTGCCAACACCTCATCTACTACCTTCAACATATCCGCGAGAATGTAAGCTCTGTTCCCGCCGTTTGAGTACTGGGTATCATGCAGTAGGTGTTCACGTATCTGGTGTAGGCGATCGAGTGATACAGAACCGTTCGCCGGGTGGTTGTTAGTTGTCATGCTGCCCCCCTACGTTGATGGCCCAGTGCGTGACGCGCTTCTATCGGGTCCTCTTCTTCGTATTCACCATTGACGCTTTTCACCATCGCCACGCAGCATTCGTTGCAGCACCGATAGGACATAAGTTCGCCGTCGAATTTCCACGCCGTACTACGGTGAATTTCATCCTTTAAAATTACGCCAGCGCAAATGTGGCATTTGTATTCACCTCGAGAGGTAACGATTTTGTTCGATAGTTCTGTATCGCATGGCGTACCGAAATCACCTTCGAAAAGATCAAAGTCCAGTGCGTCGTCTAAATCCTGTTTGTTGAGTGAGTTAGTCATTCCAGGCCTCCAGCTCATTCTGAATCTCTTCGTCGATTTCGTCATTGGTGGCGTCTTCGTTCAGATAGGCGTGCGCCTCTTTGAAATACTTGTCGCGGCGTTCGTCATACCAGGCAGAGAACTCAGGCGACCAGGCATGGGTATGTCCGAAAAAATCGACTCTGGCGTTATCTTCTGCGAGACGCTCAACCATGCAGTAAGCTGTGATCAAACCGCATTCACGGATGTACCCACGCAGGTCGCGCTTGCGCCAGTACGGGCTATATTTCGAGTCGCAGCGGCTTTTAAATTCGACAGTCCAGCGACGGATGCAACGTGCGTTCAGTGATTTACTCATTGAGTTGCTCCCTGTCTGGCTCTATTCAATAACTGGTTAAACATCATGGTTAGGCTGTTACTGCACCCAAATGGCATATCGTTAACACGGTATGTTGGAATGCCCTTGCGAACACCTGACTTCACGATCCGGCCGGTGCCATAGAGTTGCGATAATGCGCCAGCGACCGCGGGTGTCTTTTTGTTCATACCTTTGGCGATTTCACCGCTGGTGGTATTCGGATGAGCCTGGAGATATTCAAATACGGTCATGGCGTTTTACCTTTACGTTCCTGTTCCAGTTGCACCAGAGACTCTTTTAATGCTGCGAACGTAGCGTCCAGTCTGGTGGCAACTTCGCGCATAAGCGGTGCATGCTTTGGTGGCAGTTCAGCAACGGAGGCAAAAGCCTCCGTAACGAGTTCTTTTACCTTCATGCGGCGCATTGGCGCAGCTCCGCCAGTTCGTTAAAGCGTTGCGCACAGGGGGTTGCGCCTTCCGGATGAGAAGATCCGCTCTGTCATGAGGGAAAGCGACATAGTGCCTTCCCCGTCTGCAACCAGCCTCGTGCAGAAGAAAGCGAAGAAGATCCTCACGCTCTCTGTTGATCCGGAGTCTCCTGAATCTTTCATGCTCAGGCCAAAACGCCGCCGCTGGGTAAATGAGACATACACCCGCTGGGTTAAAACACAACCCTGTGAGTGTTGCCGACGGCCAGCAGATGATCCGCACCATATCGTAGGGCACGGTTTGGGTGGTACAGCAACAAAAGCCCATGACCTCTTCGTGATCCCTCTGTGCAGAGAGTGCCACGACGAGTTACACGCCGATGTACCGGCATTCGAGCAGAAGCATGGTACGCAGCTTGAGCTGCTACTGCGTTTTATGGATCGGGCGCTGGCGATCGGCGTAATTGCGAAAGCTTAAGTGTATGGAGCGCAAAGAAGCATGAATCAACAAGACCTGAATTTTGTAAGAATAGAATTGCGCCGCGCGCTACCTGACCTCTCTGGGGGAACAAAAGGGCAGCTTGAGGCTTTCAGTGAACACCCACCAGCAGACAAAAATGCCACCCCGCGCCGTGGAATTCATCTCGTCGAACTCGAAGGAGAGAAGGGGCCTCGCTTTGTTAACTCGCTTTCCGCGCCATTGTATGTATTGGAAACACGCAGCCGCTGCAGGCCAATGCCGCCGATAAAAGATGCGGAATTTGAGTCCGCGCCGTGGCGTAGGGCAGTGTCCGCGCTTAGTGGATACCAGCAGGCCTGGTTGCGGTACTGCTACGGTTTTGACCTTAGCTATAAGCACCAGGTGATGATGTGTGAATACGTCTGGAAAACTTATCAGAAATGCCTGGGTGATAATTCCCTTCAGGAGCGCGTAGTAAAGAAACTGATTGGCCTGGTATGGCTGGCAGGGCAGGAAATTGCCGCAACCAGAAATAATGAAACCTATAAAGACTATGCTGGTGCAGCGTTGGCCCGCATGGTTAGCGTTGATCGTTCGACATGGTTGCGTGTCTATTCAGGGCACTGGGCTGGGTTAAAGGCCGCTTTTACCCAGCTTGATGAATCTGCGTTGGCAATGGCTCTTGAATACTATGAGGAAGAAGAAGCCCTCAAAGTGGCAGAAATGTAAAGTAAATTTCACTATCTCCTTCAAACGCGCTTGCAAAATGCAACAAAATAAGCCATATTTAAAGCGTATTTGATATGTTGCCAAAGTTTTATAAACCCGCCAATGAGCGGGTTTTTGCGTTATAATTCACCGATTTAAACCAATTGTTTTAAATAGGTGAAGTATGAAAATAGATAATCCCGAAAATCCACTTGAACGAAACGATTTTTCGATGGATGACTTCCATCACTACTTAAGGGAGTTTGATAAAGCTGTATGTGAAGCGAATGCTGTAAGTCAGGGGGTTGGTGTGCGAATGGCTGAGGCTTTTAAAGGGTGGTCTACATACATTTTTTCACGAATCTGCATTCATGCTTCAATAATGATTTCCAACGTACCAAAATCAAGATGGGCTAAGCGGGATTATGACTTTTGGGATTTTTCGGCGATTGCACCTCATGTAAGAGCGATTCTGGAAGCTGAGTTATTGTTTATGTATTTATCTGAGAATCCAGATTCAACTGAGGAGTGGTCAGCAAAGTTGAATGTCATGCACATGAATGATTGTGTAAAGAGAATTGAGTTATTTACATCTAGTGATAATACGAAAGCATTGGATTTTTATCATGAACAAAAAGATATAATAACTGAGAGACTTAATAACAACCCTGTTTTTTTATCCCTTGAACAAGGAACCAGAAAACGTTGCTTGACTGGAAAAGCGCTTATGATTCCAAATCGAGATGAGTTATTGGTTAAACTGGGAAAAGATCCAAAGTCATTTAAAATAATGTTCGATTTTTTATCTCATTATACGCATATACTACCTATGTCATATTATAAAATGGAGCCAAACGGAAGAGGAACTGGTTGTTTTAACAACTATGACTTTGGCTATATGATTATGGGGATGATTATTTGTACTGAATCCTTGACTAAGTGTACAGATAGATTAGTAGAACTTTTTCCTGATGTTAGACGGTTGCGAAAAGGAACTAAATCAAAATTCACGTTAGGTCCTAAACCTACAAAATAACAATGAGTCGCTTGCTGCTATTTTAAAGGCTTCCAAATGGAAGTCTTTTATAATTTCAGGTTTCGCAAATTATACTTATCTTCACATTTTCATAATAGCGCATAAGCCAGCCCCCCCTCCATCAACCACAGCGCCATACGAACTATCGGAGGTGAGGCTAAATTAGTAATCGTTCTTACCTGCACAGGTGCATAAAAATCAGCCTAAAATGCGAGTTTTTATGAAGAGAGCAGCATGACTTTTTCTTTTGCGGGCGAAGGTGACTGCTCTTTCAAAGGGAAAATTATAAATGCTATAAATGCAGTAAATAATACTATGAAAGCTAGCACTGTAACTTTCCTTGAAGATGATAGGGCTTTGTTATATTCCTTGGCTATTTTGTTCGTTATATGGATCTTAGTGCTATTTATTTCATCTTTTAGTATGGATAATTTATTTATAAATTCCTGTGTTTCTTCTCGAGAGTAAAGTTCTGAAGCATCTCTTGGGGTTTCATGTGGATGCCGAGTATAACCAAGTATTTGTGGTATTAAATTACCATGCGATTGAACTACAGATTCATATTTCTTATAGCAAGCATTATCAAAAAATCTCATTCTTATGCTAAGTTCTCTGAGTTTGTCAACGTCTAGAGAAACTTGTTCGTTGGCAATAATTAAATCTCCGCGGTTTAATGTATTCTTGTGTTGAAAAATTAGTAAAAGCCATTCTGTATTATTGTAAAGCTTTTCAAGATTGGCATGTATATCAAGTCCGAGTTTTTCATATGCGGATAATTTGACCTCTTTTTCCTTTGCAGAAAGAGAAGATGAATAAGCCAGTAATCCGCTTATTATGGCAACAATAAATGTTCCTATAATGGTTAAGGTATTCGAGTCCATTGTATTCTTCAAAAGTTGGTCAAAAATATATTGTAATATTTTAATGTATAAAATCAATCATTTCCCCTCATTCTGAGAGGACTCACAGCAACAAAGAGGGGGGCTAAATGTCCGATCCGATTTCCGGTTCTGGGATGGCTGGTGGTGTCCTGACGGGGGCCAGCGTCTATGGATTTCTGTCCGGAACCGATTACGGCGTGGTGTTTGGCGCATTTGCCGGGGCTGTATTTTACATTGCAACCGCAGCGGATCTAAGTGCAGCGCGCCGACTGGCATATTTTCTGGTGTCGTATATTGCGGGGATCCTTTGTTCCGGGCTGGTGGGTTCAAAGCTGGCTCAGGCTACCGGCTACAGTGATAAACCACTGGATGCCATTGGCGCCGTAATCGTTTCTGCTTTAGCCGTCAAAATCCTGACATTCCTGAATAATCAGGATGTCGGCTCGCTGGTGGCGCTGATAACGCGCCGGGGAGGTTCAGGTGGTACAAAATGACCCATCGGCAACTTTTAATGCATTGCTTTGTGCTGGGGTAGTGTTAACCCTGATGTTTTACCGTCGCGGCGACTCGCGACATCGACCGTGGATATCTCGCTTAGCGTGGCTGCTTACGGTCATCTACAGCGCCGTTCCGCTGGCGTATCTGTGCGGTATTTACCCGTACTCATCATGGGCCACTATCGGGGCCAACTTTATTTTCCTGTCCGTGCTGGTCGCCGTAAGAGGCAACGTGGCACGTCTGGTTGATCATCTGAGGCACTAATGAACCAATCACAATTTCAGCAGGCGGCTGGTATCAGCGCCGGGCTTTCTGCGCGCTGGTTTCCGCACATTGACGCGGCAATGAAAGAGTTTGGCATTACAGCTACGAACGATCTGGCTATGTTCATCGCCCAGGTTGGGCATGAGTCTGCTGGCTTTACCTCGCTGGTGGAAAGCTTCAACTACTCGGTAGAGGGGCTGAAGAAAACCTTTGGTAAACGGCTTACTCCTTATCAGTGTGAAATGCTGGGTCGTGTCGATGGTAAGCAGGTGGCCCACCAGCCGCAAATAGCCAATCTGGTTTATGGTGACCGCATGGGGAATAACAGCCAGGGTGACGGCTGGAAATATCGCGGTCGCGGCCTGCTGCAAATCACGGGTCGTGAGAACTACACCAAATGCGGCACGGCGCTGAAACTTGACCTTATCAGTACGCCAGAATTGCTAACGCAAGAGCGACATGCGGCTCGTTCGGCTGCGTGGTACTTCACGTTACGCGGTTGCCTGATGTATTCGGGTGACGTGGCACGCGTTACGCAGATTATTAACGGCGGACAGAACGGCATTAAAGACCGCCGTGAACGTTACGCCAAAGCTAAAGCTGCACTGGTGTGAGGTCAGTATGGGGCTTGAAATGATTATCGGCCTGGTTGTTGCTGTGCTGGCTGCAATTGCAGGTGCTTTTGGGCTGGGCAAATCACGCGGTACCAGTATCGCTGAAACAAAAGCGGACCAACAACGCACTGAAGAACGTGCAATAGCTATTGAAGCGGTTGCAGAACGCCGGGTAGAAACAACAAAAGGAGCCAGGGATGTACAACAGACTGTTAACCATATGCCTGATGACGCTGCTGATCGCGAGCTGCGCAAAAACTGGACACGTAAGGATTGAGGTTATTGACACCGGCTGCGATTGGGTAAAACCCATCTACGGCACTGCTCATGATTGGGAAGTGCTGGACAGGCAGACCAAGAAAGACATTCTTATGCATAACAAAGTGTGGATGTCAAACTGTGGCTCTATAACTTATTGATTTTGTTTTTTGTTGTCTACCATATCAGGCAATGTGAAGGCATATAGAAGAAATACTTCGGTGAAACCAATCATTTCTTGAGCATCTTCTTTTGAAAATTCTTCATCAGAATGAACTGCTCCATTGGAATCGATTCGAACTATATGTGCCCATTCCCTCATTTGATCTGTAATCAGTCCCTTAGCATGCAACATAGAAATCCGTTTAACCAATTTTTCATCTTTTGAGTCATTTCCCAGTAACTCCCGTGTAGCAATGTCCAAGACTTTACGGCAAAGCATAACGGATGTGTCGAAACGACAGCGCCCTAAGTTGTCTTTTGCTTCTATGAAAGCCATAGCAGCACGTGGCGGAGTGTGTTCGGGGGCGTTAAGGAGGGTGGGTTTCGGGATGATATCAATCAACTGGTACTCAGTATTTCCAGGAATGATTACGTTTACATCATTATTTTGCCTAGATTTTGCACGAGGTAAATAACCACCGGGATTATTCATTTTTACAATAGCAATACCTGATTGAAAACAGCTTCGACAACAAAATGCAATATTAACTAAAGGCCCGGCGTTGATACGCAGTTCTGCCCATCCTTCAAGGACAGCATTTTCCCTCAGACAATGTGGGCAAGTGATATCGAAAGTGAGAATTCGCATGACTCTACTCCATACATTAAAAGAAATTGAAAATGAATTACACAATGCACAACGACCTGAGTCTACACTCCTTCAACGATATGAAGTATCGAATGAGATTAAAAAAAAGGAGTTTGTAGTCGCTTTGATCGGTAAACTGATAGAATTGGACCGCCGTCTCTATGTCACATCATTGAAGCCTTAGTTTCAATTTTACCGATTTATCGCTTAAGGGGTAGGACTTCAACACTACTAAGTGAGCATTGCAGCAGGCATTCAGGGGAATGCTGTGACAGTAGTTAGCTAGGGTAAACCGTTTGCGCCTGGGGATTTTACTTTGCGACGGAAAATTAAAAAACTATATGATTTCTTATCCCACTAGGATGTCTGCGGACTACTACTGACTGTTTAGGCTATTACGAGGGGCTCAAACTCAACGTCTGGCATCAACGCAGAACTGAAAAAGTCGCCATGAATGTGGTTACGGTATTTGGTGGGATATAAACGTACCTTCATTTCTAAGCTTGATAATCACCTTTGTCCGAATTGCCTACGCGATAGTCATGTAGTTTTAGTCATAACCGTTTACCCTATTGATGTCAAGATAAATTGGATAACACTGATGAATCGAACCTCTAAATCCTTTGATGGGCCACTCATAGCTGACTGGTTCAAAAAAGTGTTATCAATGGTATGATAAGTTGAGATGAAAGGTGTAAATGAACTATAATAATTCAACAGTTAATCTGAGAAAAATGGATTATGTATGTCGAATGTAAAAAAAATAGATGCTATAGTTCAAAATTTATTTGAATTCAGAGATGCTACAGGTGAACTTACGGATAAAAATATTGTTTTAATACAAAAAATCATAACGAACTTACCTGACTATGCTGGTAAGGATCCATATGAATTTTATTCATCATTTTCTGAAGATATTAATGAGTCGCTCAAAGCAATTGCCAATTATCATAAGGCACATGCTAAATACATTAATGCCCTCGATAAATTAGCAGAGCTTAGGTCGGAGGGGTAATAATGGCTACGGAAGATATTCAGGCTTTGTTATCTAAAGTTAATGCGTTAAGATTTGAAGATAAAAGAATAGAGAAGGAAACAGGAGAGATTGAAAATGAAATTCAGGCTCAATTTCTTCGTGATGGTAAAACAAGGAGTACATTAACCATAACATTTATGAGAGGCTTTTTTGGTCTTATCGTTTTTTCTTTTATATTTGTGATAGTTTATAACTATTGCGCAGTGCAATGGGTACTTCAATTACAAAGCAAAGGGCTCATGGAGGCTTCTAAAAGTATCGCACTACTTGAGTTAGATAAGGTGTTATCTATTATGGTTAGTGCGTTAGGAACATCTCTTGGGTTTATAATTGGCTATTATTTTAAAGACAAAAAATAAATAATTTAATTTTACATTGCTATTTATGTTTTGCTTTTAAGATTTTTAACTTTCTAGATGTAGAGTTATTGTTAAAGCACTGGTATTTGCCAGTGCTTTTTTATTAAAATCCGCGGATTAATGACGGCAATCATGAATACTCCTCCAAAGACTGATCCAACGATACGGGTGTATAAGTCACACTTGTTTAATCTGTGATTGATGGCACTATAATTTATGTTGCACAACATAAACTGCCGATGGAGGGAATTGAGTGCTGAGCATGTCAGACATAAGTGTGTTGTCGAAGGTCTCCTCAGGCATGGTTTCTGCATAACGTCGACACTTGAAAGCCTCCATAATGACAATAAAGTATAAGTATTATCATTATTAATTGTCACTTGCCGTTGCGACATGCTTGGGCGGCGACCGCCTAAGTTCTCTTTATAAATGAGAAGTTCCCGCTAGCGACCGTTTCTGATTCTTTTTTTCTACTAAGTTTGTATCAAATAAACAGGATAATGCCGATGCCAGCACGAGCAAAGCGTCCATGCCGGCACAAGGGCTGTGCGGCAGTTACCAACGATGCCAGTGGCTATTGTGATCAACACCGACAGCGGCATGCTGGTGATGGCTGGCGTAACTATCAGGCAGGAAAGAGCAGGCAGGAACGTGGATATGGGCGGACCTGGGAAATTAAACGGGTGCGTATCCTTCAGCGTGATAAGTACCTGTGTCAGAACCATCGCCGGCAGAAGATTGCAAAAAAGGCGACCAGCGTTGACCACATCATTCCAAAAGCTCATGGCGGTACTGATGACGATTTCAATCTTGAGTCGTTGTGCTGGGACTGCCACAGAGCGAAGACGGCAAGAGAGCGTATCCGATGAGTTAGACCCATTGCACATATTTTGGTTCACGGCTCTATACAATAGCTAACTGCCCAAAATAATGGGGTGGTTCATCGCGCCGCGCCAACCTGCACTGCAGCTATTGTGGGCAGTCAGGGCATAACTCTAGTGCCTGTCCACATAATGAGAGCTGCGGTCGTCGGCGCAGCCTGAATGATGACTTCCATCTTGATTGATGCCCACACAGGCCAGGGGAAGGGGGGATCAAATCCCTGACCCCTTTCGCCTTCCAGGACTGCCGCCTGAAGGACATTTTTATACGCAAGAAATAAGGATCTTTTTTCCGGTAGGTTTTAACTATTAATAGAGGTGTTATGGCTGGTGGAATTCGATCATCAGGCGGAGGGCGAAAGCCCGTTTTACCTTCAGGACAAAAAAGCAAACTGACCAGAATCGCACCTCCCGCTGAGTTAATGGGGGAGAATGCAATAAGACTGTGGAAAACCCAAAGTAAAATTCTGATCGAAAGAGGCGTGTTTGAACTGGAGGATGCGCCCCTGCTTCTGGCTTACTGCAATGCCTTCCATTTAATGCTTGAAGCTGAAAAATTGCTCTCGTCAAGCCTGACGACCGAAAGTGAAATGGGGGGATTAAAGAAACATCCCGCCGTTAACATCAGAAATGATTCTGTTTCCCAGATAGCCCGTCTTGGCTCGCTTCTGGGGTTGGATCCACTCAGCCGAATTAGGATGCGTGGCAGTGGAAATGATCCGGACGACGACGGGAATGAATTTGATGAGTTTGACTGATGGCTACATATCCGAACGTCAATGCAGCGAACCAGTATGCAAGAGATGTTGTTGGCGGGAAGATCCTTGCTTGTCAGTTAACTGTGCTTGCCTGTCAAAGACACCTTGATGATTTGGAACGTGCGAAGGATCCTGCCTGGCCTTACCGGTTTGATAAAAACAAGGCCGAGCGATTTTTGCGCTTTGCTCAGAAGATGCCTCATACGGCCGGTGAATGGGCCAGGAAGAAACTACGAATAGAATTTGAGCCCTGGCAAAAGTTTGCCCTTGGTGTGCCATTTGGATGGGTTAATAAGAAGTCCGGATTCCGGCGTTTTTCTGAAATATATATTGAGGTGCCCAGGAAAAATGGGAAATCCGCAATTGCAGCTGCCGTTGGTAATTATATGTTTTGCGCCGATGGTGAACATGGTGCAGAAGTGTACTGTGGCGCCACTACTGAAAAACAAGCCTGGAAAGTCTTCTCTCCCGCTCTACAAATGGTAAAAAAACTCCCGGCATTGCGACAAAAATACTCAGTCAAACCCTGGGCGAAGAAAATGACCCGTCCGGATGGCTCTGTTTTTGCGCCAGTCATCGGCGATCCTGGTGACGGCGATTCCCCTTCATGTGCAATTATTGATGAATATCACGAGCATCAGACTGATGCACTTTATACAACGATGACTACCGGGATGGGGGCAAGGGAGCAGCCTGTTACTCTGATTATTACTACAGCGGGTTATGACATTACTTCGCCCTGTTACGAGAAGCGTGTGCAGATAGTGGAAATTCTCCGCCGTAACCGGACAGGAGAAGAAAACGAGACAATATTTGGCATTATATACGGTCTGGATGACGATGATGACTGGACCAGGCCCGAAGCGCTGATTAAAGCAAATCCCAACTTTGGTGTTTCTGTTAAAGAGCATTTTCTTCGGGCGAAGCAGTTACTGGGAATATCCAATCCCAGCCAGACTAACAAAATTCTGACCAAGCACTTTAACCGGTGGGTAAGTGCAAAAACGGTTTTTTATGACCTGCAAAGATGGATGGCTGCTGCGGATAAAAACCTTAAATTATCTGATTTTGTTGATGAGGATTGCTGGCTGGGTATTGATCTGGCCTCGAAAGTAGACCTGAATGCCGTAGTGCCAGTGTTCAGGAGAGAGGTTGCTGGTATAACCCATTTTTACTGTGTGGGGCCGCTGTTCTGGGCGCCTGAAGATACAATTTATTCACCAGATCCCACGCTGAAAACCATTTCTGAACGTTACCAGTCATTTGTGAAACAGGGGGTATTGATACCTACTGAAGGGGCTGAGGTGGATTATCGGTTAATTTTTGAGTCAATTCTTCAGTTACGCCAGCAGGTTAAAATTGTCCAGTGCCCGATAGATCCTTACGGGGCAACATCATTGCGCCATCTGCTTGAAGAGGAGGGGCTGGAATCCGTTGAGATCAGGCAAAATTTTACACATATGAGTGATCCAATGCGTGAAATTGAGGCGGCGCTGGCATCAGGACGCTTTCATCATGACGGTAACCCTATCATGAACTGGTGCATCCAGAATGTTATAGGGCGTTACTTACCAGGAAGCGATGACATTGTTCGCCCAGGGAAGGAGAGAAAGCAAAACAAAATAGATGGCGCGGTAGGACTAATGATGGGAGTCGGGCGAGCCATGCTGAACGGAACTGTCAGTAAATCGGCTTATGATGAGGAAGATATTACATGTTGATCACTCTTTTAAGTTTTATTATCGGCCTCGCCGGAGCCGGGTTAGTGTCTGCCGGTGCCTGGCTTATTTCACCTGCAGCCGGGCTTATTACTGGCGGTTCAATCTGCCTGCTGTGGTCATTTTTAATCGCGAAATCGATGTCCGCCAGCGTAATTAAATCAGGGGGTGAATAATGTTCATTCCCCAGATGTTTCGGGGTAAATCTCAGTCTGGTGGTGGTTTCTGGCAGGCGATGCTGGGTGGGGTGAGTTCCAGCCAGAGCAAGGCGGGGATCATTATCACTCCTGAAACCGCACTGGCGTTATCGGCGGTCCGGGCATGCGTAACGCTTCTGGCAGAATCGGTGGCGCAGTTGCCGTGTGAACTTTACAGGCGAGGCGCTAACGGAGGCCGTGAACGGGCGACTGACCACCCTGTTTATGATCTGATTCATTCCCAGCCCAACAAAAAAGACACCTCGTTTGAATACTTTGAGCAGCAACAGGGCCTGCTCGGGCTGGAGGGAAATTGCTACTCGATCATCGACAGGGACGGGAAAGGGTATCCCCGCGAATTAATCCCGGTTAATCCCAAAAAAGTCATCGTCCTGAAAGGGCCTGACGGGATGCCCTATTATGAACTCCCCGAAATTGGCGAAACGTTGCCAATGCGCATGATGCATCATGTGAAGGTTTTCTCGCTGGATGGTTATATCGGTAGCTCTCCGATCCAGACGAACGCAGACGTTCTTGGGCTGAACCTGGCCGTTGAAGAGCATGCTTCTCAGGTTTTTCGCCGTGGCACAACGATGAGCGGCGTTATTGAGCGACCAAAGGAGGCTCCGACAATAAAGAACCAGGAGAAGATTGACCAACTTCTTGCTAAATGGACGGATCGTTATTCCGGTATGCGTAATGCCTTTTCTGTCGCATTGCTTCAGGAAGGGATGAGCTACAAACAGCTATCTCAGGATAATGAGAAAGCGCAGCTGTTGCAGTCCCGCCAGTGGGGCGTGGAGGAAGTTTGCCGACTCTATAAAATCCCGCCTCATATGGTGCAGATGCTGGCGAAAGCCACAAATAACAACATTGAGCATCAGGGGCTGCAGTTCGTCATGTATACGCTTTTAGCCTGGCTGAAACGCCATGAAGGCGCATTAATGCGCGATCTGCTTTTACCCAGCGAGCGCGGTAGTCTGTACATTGAATTCAATGTATCCGGCCTGCTGCGCGGGGATCAGAAGTCACGCTATGAATCTTATGCGCTGGGCCGTCAGTGGGGCTGGTTATCGGTTAATGACATTCGCCGCATGGAGAACCTTCCTCCCATCGCCGGTGGGGACAAATACCTGACGCCTCTGAATATGGTCGACAGTAAACAAATCTTACCTGGCAATAACGCGCCAACAGCTAAACAACTGGCAGAAATCGAAACTATTCTGGCCAGAGCCTGATTATTCCCCGCTATGCGGGCTGACCTGGTATATCTCATGACAACAAAATTACTTAACCTGCCGCACCTCGCAGAAATGGTCTTCGGTGTGCCTCATTACGCAACACAACAGACGATGGACGCCGTGAAGGCGGTATTGCTTCCCCGTATTCAGGGAACGGTGACGGATCCGGTCATTACGATGGCGCTAAATCCGGATGATTCGCCATCCCCGGAAGAGCTTCAGCCAGCCGGTGGTATCGCGGTTATTCCCGTTCACGGGATTCTGGTCCCCCGGCGCGGGCAAATTACAGCGATGTGTACCGAACTGACAAGCTATGAGCGAATCCGCAGCCAGCTGCATTCGGCATTAAATGACCCATCCATCAGTGAAATCGTTCTGGATATTAATTCAGGCGGCGGTTTAGCGCCCGGGTGCAAAGAGCTGGCTGATTATATTTATCAGTCGCGAGAAATGAAACCGATCACCGCTATTGTGAACTTTAATGCCTTCTCTGCCGCGTATTTTATCGCGTCGGCCTGCAGCAAGATTGTCGCCAGTCAGACCAGTGGCGTTGGCTCTATCGGGGTGATCATGGAGCACCTTGATACGTCAAAGCTGGAAGAGATCATGGGCGTAAAATTTACTGCACTCTACCGGGGAGATAACAAGAATAATGGCACGTCACATGCCGCGTTGAGTGAATCGGCTCTGACGATGTTCAACAAAATGCTCGACGACATGTACGAGACATTTACCTCCTCAGTGGCTGAGTATCGTGGTCTTAAACAGCAGGCAGTGACAGATACCCAGGCGGGAATCTACTTCGGCGCTGATGCTATTTCTGCTGGTCTTGCTGATGAAGTTTCGGATCCTCAGTCTGCGATTAATGCCATTGCGGCAAAGTACAAACAACCTTCACAAACCACTTCCATAAAGCTGCAGGCAGCCGCGATGGACCTGCAAACCAGAATGTAACCCGGCGCTCACGCGTCATTACCACCAGAAAGCAGCCTTAGTGCTGTTTTTTTATACCTGAAAAGAGAGAAAACTATGCCACAGATTGAAGAATTACGTCGTCAGCGTGCGGGTATTAATGAGCAGGTTCAGGCCCTGGCCACGATTGAAACTACCGGTGGAACGCTGACAGCGGAGCAGTTAACCGAATTTGCCAGCATGCAGCAGCAGTTCACGGATATCAGCGCCAAAATTGAGCGTCTGGAAGCGGCTGAACGTGCCGCGGCGCTTGTTGCCACACCGGTTAGAGGCACACAGCAGGCTCCTGGTGTCATCGTTAAGGCGGAGCCAAAGCAATATACCGGGGCAGGCATGACCCGTCTGGTGATGTCGATTGCAGCAGCGGAGGGTAACATCCAGGAGGCTGCAAAATTTGCGGCGGAAGAACTGAATGACCCGTCTGTCTCGATGGCCATCAGCACTGCCGCTGCGTCAGGCGGCGTTCTTATTCCGCAAAACCTTCACAGCGAAGTGATTGAGCTACTGCGCGATCGTACCATCGTTCGTAAGCTGGGCGCGCGCTCCATTCCGCTGCCGAACGGCAATATGGCGCTGCCGCGTCTGGCCGGTGGAGCGACGGCGAACTATACCGGGGAAGGTAAGGATGCGAAAACATCAGAAGCGCGCTTTGACGATGTGAAACTCACTGCGAAAACCATGATTGCGATGGTGCCCATCTCAAATCAGCTCATTGGCCGCGCAGGTTTTAACGTTGAACAACTGGTATTGCAGGATATTCTGACGGCGATTTCTGTTCGCGAAGATACCTGCACCGTCAGAGAGTACGTCGTTCATTTTGACGGTCAGGCTGTTTTCTGCCACCGCTGAACAACTGATCAACATTCCAGCCATCACTAATATTCTTAATTCCATGATTAATGTTCCTTTTCTGTCAATGACATCAATATTCTTATGTGATGGAGAGGTCTTTTTTCAACCAGTTTTACAGAAAGGATTTTGATTATGCAGGACGTCCCACAGGACACGCTTAACGAAACCACCCGAACAGAGCAGTCCGCCCGAATCAGTCTCTGGGAATTTGATGCAACAGCCATCGGAGGGGAGCGTTATTTTTTCTGTAATGAGCCCAATGAAAAAGGCGAGCCGGTGACCTGGCAGGGGCGACAGTATGAGCCTTACCCGATACAGTCAGATGATTTTGAGATGAACGGCGTCGGCCCGGCGCCGCGTATCAGCCTTGTCGTGTCGAATATGTTTGGTCTGGTGACGGGCATGGCGGAAGATCTGCAGAGTCTGACCGGCGCGCGGGTGGTGCGTCGCCTGGTGTATGCAAAATTTCTCGATGCGGTGAATTTCGTGAACGGCAATCCGGATGCCGATCCGGAACAGGAGGCCGTGGCCTGGTATGTGGTGGAGCAGCTCTCGGAACTCACATCCGGCACTGCCACATTTATTCTCGCTAACCCTGTTGAAACTGACGGCTCGGTGTTTCCGGCACGTATTATGCTGGCGGATATCTGTACGTGGACATACCGGGGAGATGAGTGCGGGTATGACGGCCCGCCGGTAGCCGATGAATTTGATAAACCCACCTCAGATCCTGCAAAGGATCAATGCAGCAGATGTCCTGCAGGATGCAGGCTACGTAACAATATTGCCAGAGCAGGCTTTTTTATCTCCATTAACAAACTTTCCTGACGGTGACGTTATGACAAAAACAGAACAGGATATTCTGGCGCATGCCGCACAGTGTGCACCGGCGGAATCGTGCGGGTATGTGGTCAGAACGGATGCGGGGGAGATGTACCTTCCCTGTGAAAATCTGTCTGCGGAACCCACCATGTATTTTCGCATGGTGCCGGAGGCGTATCTCCGTGCGCAGGCGGCAGGCGACATCGTGGCGCTGGTCCACAGTCACCCGGGCGGCCAGCCGTTTCTGAGTGAAGGGGACCGATGTTTGCAGTTACAGAGTGCACTTCCCTGGTGGCTGGCCTGCGACGGTAAAGTGCATAAGTTTCGCTGCGTGCCGCATCTCACAGGGCGGAGTTTTGAACATGGTGTGACGGACTGCTACACACTGCTGCGGGACGCCTGGCATCTGGCGGGGATCGAACTGCCTGATTTTGAACGCCAGGATGGCTGGTGGGATCGTGGGGAGAATATGTATCTGGATAATTTTCCTGACATTGGTTTTTACCCGGTAGAGCCTGAGGCCACGCAGACGGGGGATGTGTTGATTTGCTGCTTCGCATCGTCGGTGGCGAATCATGCCGCAGTGATCTGTGACAATGGGGAGCTGTTACACCATATTCCTGACCAGTTAAGCAAACGAGAGAGGTATACCGACAAATGGCAACGCCGCACACACTCAATCTGGCGTCACCGGGAATGGCGCGCATCTGCCTTTACGGGGATTTACAACGATTTGGTCGCCGCATTGATCTCAGCATAAATTCAGCGGCGGAAGGGCTGCATGCGCTGTTTATGCAGATACCGGAATTCCGTCAAAAACTGAACGAAGGCTGGTACCAGGTCCGGATTTCAGGACAGGATATTGCTTCTGATGAGGTGACCGCCCGGCTGCATGAGCCTTTACTGCCGGGGGCTGTCATTCATATCGTGCCCCGGGCCGAAGGTGCAAAATCCGGCTGGGGGGGGATAATTCTGGGGGGAATTCTGGTCGCCGCTTCATTTATCCCCGGGCTGAATGCAATGGTGGCGACCGCCATGCTTTCATTTGGTATCTCAGCGACACTGGGGGGCGTGGCGCAGTTACTGACCCCGAAAGTGAATACGGCGGATGGCAATACAGCCGATAACGGTAAGCAGAGTACATACTTTTCCTCACTCGAAAACATGATTGCCCAGGGGAATCCGATGCCGGTACCGTACGGTGAAATTATGGTGGGGTCCCGGCGGATTTCGCAGACCCTGAGTACACGGGATGAGAGCTCGCCGGAGAAGGTGATTAATTATGGCGGACCGTTCGCCCGGTACGAGGAGCTCATGTTACAGATTGCCGGGCTGCCCATTACGAAGCCTCGAGTTATTGTGCACTGACGCAGTTTCACAGCGTACCGATACTGACCGCCCTGATGGCGGTTTTGTCATTTATGGAGTGAGTAAAACATGGGTGGGAAGAACAAGAAAAAGCAGAGCACGCCGTATGAAGAGCCGGATAACCTGAAATCGGTACAGGAACTGAGCTTCATTGACGCCATCGGGGAAGGGCCGATCGAGGGACTGGTTAAGGGGATGCAAAGTATCCTTATCAACAACACCCCCCTGGTAAATGACGATGACAGCTACAACGTACACGGTGTCACAGCAATTTATAACGCCGGTGAACAGGAGCAGACCCCGCTGGAGGGGTTTGAAGATACCGGCGTGGAGGTCATGGTCAACGCTGAGATCAAACAGGATGCCCCCATTACCCGGACCATTTCGGCGCGGAAGATGTTGTGCTTACAGGCACTTGGCAGGCTATGGGGTATTACCGGGAGGCCTATTATCAACTAACGCTTTTCCAGCGCATTCGTTGAGGGGAAATCGATGACAACCATAACTGATGCCCGTCACGGGCGATATAACGGGAACGGGACGATTTCGGTTCAGGTGCTGTTCAGTGACAGTGAGCGCTATCTTCCCTATACCGCGGCAGCTCATGACCCGACTGACTATGGTCAGCAGCTCTATTCAGACCTGGTCGCCGGTAAATACGGCGAAGTGACACCGTTTACCGTTACTGAGGCGATGCTGGCGTCAGCCAGACAGGCTAAGCGGGATGAAATTAACGCCTGGCGCGATGCGCAGGAAGAGAAAGAGTATCTGATGACCTGGAACGGCAGGCGGTGGGATTATGGCAAAAAAACGCAGTCCCGGATGAGTACCTCTGTGACCATGGCATCACGAAATGTCCTGCCGGATGGCTTTGCCTGGACTGATGGTGATAACACTGTCGTGCCGGTGACAGCGGAAGAACTGCTCGCGCTGGCAGACGCCATTGAAAAGGCGATGTTTGAAAAGGGCATGCAGATTAACCAGCGTCAGTTGCAGATGAAAGCCGAAATGAATGCACTGACTGTGCTGGACGCCATCAGAAATTACAGGGTGGGCTGGAATGAATCTGTGGAGGACATAACCAGAACAGGGTAAGGGCGGGAGACAGTATGGGAACCAGGGTACTGGCAGTGGGAAGAGCGTGGCAGCAACTGACCGACGGTGAGGAGAATATGATTTTTACGTTTTCTGGTGTCATCGAACTGTGTGACAGCGATATCAGGCCGGGAGAGTCTGCTCTTTCCCTGAGGTACCCCGGACAAACCATTATTATTTCCCCGCCCACAAAGGCATGGGTGAGGGCTGCGGGTTATGACAATACGGTCAGGCTGTTCATTAGTGACAGAGTAGCAGCCAGCGTCCCTGTGATTAAAAACAGAGTGGGCCAGAAGGGGCCGGAGGCGTTATGGCAACCAGAGAAATGATTGTGGGGCGGGAGTGGCAGGAGCTGACTGACGGCAGTCAGACCGTTTTTGTCCAGATAAACGGGGTGGCTGATGTCTGCTCCAGCGCCCGGAAACCTGACACCGCGCATCCTGCGCACAATATGAATAATGAAAAATTCACGACCACCCCCCCGGACCGGCTGTGGATCAGAGCATCAGGATATGACGGCAGTGTCCGGGTCATTGTGACATAGGAGATTAAGATGCCCATTCTTGCACCAGGATTTTTGGGAGGCTCGTCCGCCGGGAATGGCGGCGGGCCGGTCTCTTCAGTTCAGCAGCCGGAATACTTCTATGTCATCCCGGTTGCCGGTCAGTCAAACGCGATGGCCTACGGCGAAGGGCTCCCCCTTCCAGACACGCTGGATGCGCCTCACCCGCGTATTAAACAGCTGGCCCGGCGCGCCACGGTAACGCCCGGCGGCGATGCCTGCAAATACAACGACATTATTCCTCTCGATCACTGTCCGCACGATGTTCAGGACATGAGCGGGATCAGCCACCCGAGAGCGGACCTCAGTAAAGGGCAATATGGGTGTGTCAGCCAGACGCTGCACATTGCCAGAAAACTCCTGGCCTGGATCCCCGATAACGCAGGTATTCTGATGGTGCCCTGTTGTCGCGGTGGCTCTGCCTTCACGCAGGGAGTGGACGGCACTTTCAACGTTGTCAGTGGTGCCAGCGAAACCGCAACCCGATGGGGGGCGGGAAAGCCGTTGTACCGTGACCTGCTCACCCGCACGAAAGCAGCGCTCGACAGCAACCCGAAAAATATGCTGCTGGCGGTATGCTGGATGCAGGGTGAATTTGATATGACAGGGGCGGCTTATGCACAGCAGCCTGCGCTGTTCGACGCTATGGTCAGGCAGTTCCGTACCGACCTGGCGGATTACGCGGGGCAGTGCCCGGACTTCCGGCCTGACAGTGTGCCGTGGCTGTGCGGGGACACCACGTACTACTGGAAGCGCAACTATCCCGCCCAGTACGATGCTGTTTATGGCGCGTACAGTAAAACCAGTGTCAGCGGCGTACATTTTGTGCCGTTCATGGTCAGCGAGGATGGCACGAACACCCCTACCAACGCCCCGGCTGAGGATCCGAATGTTCCGGCTGCGGGGTATTTCGGCTCGGCATCCCGTACTTCTGCCAACTGGACCAGCTCGATCCGCAACAGTCATTTCAGTTCGTGGGCCCGGCGAAACATCATCGCAGAACGTATGGCGGCGGCCATTCTGCTGCACGCCGGGCGACGGTCACTGCTGGCGGCCCCGGTTAGTGGAAGTGCAGCGTCTTCAACGGGCGATACAGGCAATGTGGGAACGAGTACGCTGAAATACGCCCCTGTTGTGGAGGACGCCGGTTATAACGGGCGGCGCGGGGACGGGACGCCGGAGGCCCAGGGCTGGTCAGCCAGCGGCGGTAATTTTAACGTGGCACCACACCCGGATGGTAAAGGGGGGCATGTGCTGCAGATCCGCAGAAAAGCCAGTGAAGTCTGGAAAATGGAACGGGCAACCCGACAGGCCGCTGATTTGTTACGGTATGGTGGCGAGGTGCAGTGCAACTTCCGGCTCGTTAATACACTGACGGCAAACCAGTTTGCTTTTGGCTGCTATCTGCTGGTGAATGAATCGGATGTTCCGGCCGGAGCCTCGTTACGGCTGAAAGCCGAGGGCACCACACCGGCGCTGATGAATTTCTTCATACAGACGAATGCTACAGATTTGAATCTGATGATGCACTGCAAACCCGACAATATCAGGCTGGGTACGTACGGTGCGTACAATCAGGACTGGCATTCGTTCAGGGTCGTTTACCATGGCGGAAACACAGCCCGGGCCACGCTTTATCTCGATGGTGAGTCGAAGGGCGAGTTCACGCTGGCGTACTCGCCGGGGGCTGTCGATGCAGGCATGCTGCAACTGACAAATATCACCTCCTCACCGACCTATGGATGCAATATTAAGGATTTTACCGTCAAAATTTACCGCGACGATGCCATAGTCAGTCTGCCTGACGACGATGTGTCCAGTCTGATTTATTTTCCGGCGGGGGAGCGCGGCGGGAAAGTGGTGTTACCGGATGCGAAAATCAGCGCAGGAAACACAGTGCAGGTGGTGGTGAACAATGCCGGTATCATCGCCATTGAACCAGCAAGCAGCAACGTACTGCTTAACAATCTGCCTTCTTCTGCAACCACTGACAGAAGTGTCACGCTGGTTCAGACCAGTCTGGACGGGAAGACCTGGGTGATTACCTGAAAAAAAAGCCGCTTCTGTAACAGGAAAGACAGAAGCGGCCATGTAGTGCTACTTGCGTTTTTATAAGGCTATTTTCGGTAGTAAATATGCAGCGTCCTCGTTACAGAGGACACGTAATGTATTTCACCAGCAGGAAACGGAAGGCAAGAGATCGAGCTCTCATTTTTAACAGAAATTTATTAGGACAAAATATTGACAGTTATCAGTAAAAAAGGCCGCTTCTACTTTTGGGGAGGAAGCGGCCGGTGAACTACGATGATAATAATGCTTTCTGACTACATATGTCTTATCGACACAACCCAGTCCTCGGGCAGGTATATTTATTTCACCTGCAGGAAAGAGAAAACAGTGATCAGTCTCTCATTTTTGAGAAAAATCATAGAAATAAATGATTGCGGGTAAAAAAAACGCTTCACCACAGTAAAGGATGAAGCGTGAGTCAGAATAAAAGTATTCATAAATCCACGTTTGCATTACTTCCTATACATACAGAAGTAAGGTTACTTATTTCACCTGCAGGGAAAAAAAGGCAAGGATTTGGATCTCATTTTTGAAGAGAACGCCGAAAAAATAGAATGAAAGGTAAAAAAAACGCTTCAACACAGGACAGGGTGAAGCGCCAGACATAATACAAATCCAATAAACGTAATTTTACTCTTTCAGCACTTCTGCTCCATACAGAAGTGCAATATGTATTTCACCATCAGGCGGAACAAGTCAATGAGTAAATTCACCACCCCGGCGATACTGGAAATGCTGGGTCATTACAAATGGCGGGTGTACGAACCCTTCGAGTTTTACCTCTCGGATGACAACAGCGATGTGATTAAGGTCCCGGCGGGGTTTGTGACCGATCTGGCAAGCGTGCCCCGGATATTCTGGACATTCCTCCCACCTGATGGGCGGTATGCCAAAGCAGCTATCATTCATGATTACATGTACGATAATGCGCTACGGACAAAGAAAGAAGCCGATCTCATTTTTCTGGACGGGATGCGGGTACTGGGTGTGCCAGAGTGGAAGCGTTCGGTGATGTACCACGCTGTACGGATGTTTGGTAAAGGGCGGTATGCGCAGAATAGAACCCTTCCAGGTGTTTAGTCACCAGTTCCGGAAGATCAGCTCGGCTGAGTCGGGCTTCTATCGACTGAAATAACTTCTCCATTTCGTTCTTGTACATATGAATTCCACAGAAAAAATGCCACTTATCTGGCTTCCAGATAAGTGGCCAGTCAACGGTAGAACGCTTCTACTTAGCTTTTTGTGAAACGGTAAAATAAATTGGGCTCACTGACAATATACAAATTAAATTTGTCATCGATAGTAATGCCCTCTGCTTGTTTAATATCCTTTGTTAATCCCGACCACCCTGCATCCAGATAGAGTCGATCGGTAATACGTCCCACAGGATTAACTTCAACCACTATTTTTGATTCATCTGAAAGTATCAGTAGTGAAGATGTTAGAGGATGGTAATGCAGCCCAGATACATCCTTCAAAGACGAAGTGATAACGGTTGGAAAAATTTTAATATGCGCATCATCATTCTGGGGAAATATTCTGCTAATGATTATTGGTATTTTTTCCTTTGCTGAATATAAATGCTGTTTCTCTTTATCCCAGGCCAGTCCTTCCAGTCCGTTGTTTTTGGGAGTGGCGTAATCATTAAACTTAATCTTCGAAATGACAGTATAACTAAAAGCATGTAAGTCTAATTTTACCATCCAGGCTGTGCTGTTTTTCTCACTTCCTATATAGAATACATCTTTACCAACCCACTCTACAGCTTCTGTATCCTCAAATTCAGGTAAGGTCATACTTCCCACTCTGTCGCCTTCCTTTGTCAGCCATATCAGTTCTGGTGGGTTATTAACAACAGCAAACAGAAGTTTGTGTTTATCTGACCAGGTCAGGCCAGACAGATTATTCTTTACACCTTCAACAGGTTTGCCCTCTATGTCTGCCCGATATGCGCTAAGATTAAGGCTTGTTGGGATATCTTCATATTTTTCATATAATCGATAGATATATATTATATCCTTATAGATGTACATAAAACAAACCACAAAAATAGCCACAAAAATTAAATACCTTAAATATATGCTCAATATTTCATCCAAATAATAAAGTAAAGCCAATCATGACTTTGGAGATGATATTAATGAGGGGCGTTTGTATCCAACTGTTTCTAAAAATTTTTTAATATGAGCAATCAGTGTCGAAGTAACCCTGATAGAACAGTTTTCTTGGCTAAATACCAATTAAAGGAGGAGTACATAACGAAACCTCAGCCAGGTAGTATTATTTACAAATCCACGTTTGCATTACTTCCGCTAGATACAACAGTAAGATTATGTATTTCACCATCAGATGGCGAAAAACAATGATCAATGTCTCATTTTTGAATCATGATTCAGTTCAGGGGGGGGATTGATGAAAAAAAACCGCTCAATCATGGGAAAGAGCGGTCTGAAATCATTACGCCTACAATATTAATATGAACGCTACTAGATCCGGCAGATAAAGATAAGCCTGCTGGAGGTGATTTTATTTCACCAGTAGATGGGATATGTCAATGAGTAAATTCACCACTCCGTCGATACTGGAAATGCTGGGTAATTACAAATGGCAGGTGTACGACCCTTCGAGTTTTACCTCTCAGATGATAATGTCAGCGCCAGTGATGTGATTAAAGGTCCCGGCGGGATTTGTGACCGCCTTGGCTGGTTATAGGGGGACAGAGCCCTGGTTTCAGAGTTGACAGTTTGCCGTGGTTGTGCCGAGGAGCACAACGTACTAATCATTGCAAAACGCATGTCTGGCGATGCAGGTATGCTGCAGCTGGCAAATACCACCTCGTAATCGACCTGTAGATGCAATATTAAGGATTTCAGAGTCAAAATTTACCGGGATGTGTAGTGATCAGTCGTTTTTTTCTGTGGGAAGCTGCCGCGGGAAATCAGTACTGCTGGATACAGAAACCAGCGTGGGGAATACGGTACAGGTGGTGGCGAACAATGCCGGTATCATCGCCATTGAACCAGCAAGCAGCAACGTACTGCTTAACAATCTGCCTTCTTCTACAACCACTGACAGAAGTGTCACGCTGGTTCAGACCAGTCTGGACGGGAAGACCTGGGTGATTACCTGAAAAAAAAGCCGCTTCTGTAACAGGAAAGACAGAAGCGGCTAGGTAGTGCTACTTGCGTTTTTATAAAGATTATTTCAACAATGAAAAGTACAACCTGTTATATGCATCGCTCTCATCCCTGAAGGCATACAATGTATTTCACCTGCAGGAAAGGTAAGGCAAGGATCAAGCTCTCATTTTTGAGAAAAATCATAGAACCAAATGAATTTAGGGTAAAAAAACGCTTCGCCACAAGACAGGATGAAGAGTCAGTCAGAAAACAAGCATAATGAATGCAATCCTACTCATTCCGTACTGTTACTCCACATAGAGGTACAGTATGTGTTTCATCATCAGTCTGTGAATATCGTGGGTCAAGGAAAGATCAGTATCTCATTTCAGAGCATGAGATGCGTTGGAACAGATAAAAATATAAAAAAGACCGCTCAATCATGGGAGAGAGCGGTGGAAGAAATTTTGACAATATGACCTACAACCAGCAGGAAAAGAAGAAACCTGCTGGTGTAGAGATTTATTTCACCAGCAGACGGAATAAGTCAATGAGTAAATTCACCACCCCGGCGATACTGGAAAAGCCGGGTCATTACAAATGGCGGGTGTATGAACCCTTCGAGCTTTACCTCTCGGATGACAACGGTGATGTGATTAAGGTCCCGGCGGGATTTGTTACCGACCTGGCGAGCGTGCCACGGTTATTCTGGACATTCATCCCGCCTGATGGTCGGTACGCCAAAGCTGCTATCATTCATGATTACATGTACGATAATGCGCTACGGACAAAGAAAGAAGCAGCTCTCATTTTTCTGGACGGGATGCGGGTACTGGGTGTGCCAGAGTGGAAGCGTTCGGTGATGTACCACGCTGTACGGATGTTTGGTAAAGGGCGGTATACGCAGAATAGAACCCTTCCAGGTGTTTAGTCACCAGTTCCGGAAGATCAGCTCGGCTGAGTCGGGCTTCTATCGACTGAAATAACTTCTCCATTTCGTTCTTGTGCATATGAATTCCACAGAAAAAAATGCCACTTATCTGGCTTCCAGATAAGTGACCAGTCAACGGTAGAACATGCTTTTTTATTTATTCCTGTTTTTGACAGGGAGCGTAGTTTATTTCAATTGCAGGGCAATATTGTCTACGACGCATTTCACATTTTTTTAACTTAAGCAATATGCGGTTCAAGGCGTTTAATCAGAAACCAGCCACATATCAGCCTCTTCAAACATTTCCTTAACAGTACGGCTTATCTGTTCTTTCTCATGCTTGCTGGCGTCAAACTGGCATAAAAAAAACAGCCGTAACTAACAGGCTGGTTTTTAAGGAGTAATTTGGGTAGATTTGAACCTCTGCCCCCTCGGCACCATATGTTAGATCGTTATTGTCTTTCGTAACCTTGGTAAAACAGTCCGCCAATTTGCATCTTCAATAGCGAATGTGCGTGGTTCGATAGATTTTGTTTCCCGCTCGAGAACCTTTCTCCCAGCTTCTAGAGTTTGAGGATATTCAAAGGCCATTGAGTAGAAACTCGGTGCGTAATCAGAGTTGAGATTTCTCAGTGCTGGGTAGACCAGTTCGATCTTCTCCCGCATATATTCGGCGGCGTTCCATACCCAACACAATGAACATAGCTCAGATCGGGTAAGTGTGAGGGTGTAGGTTTCTTCTGCTGATGCGATCGGTTGAATAACGGTTTCGCCAACTTCACGATCGAGAATGTCCAGAACCCAGCGGCGAAATTCTTTGGCAACCGGAGTTTTTGAAAGCATAGCTACCAAATGAGCGCCACGAAGTGAAAATATGCGGGTATCTTTTTCTGAGTTTCCACCGCCAAAACCCTTGGTATTCATTTTGAGTACCAAGCTCATAAATTCAGTAAATTCGTCTTTGTAGCGGTTATACAGGCCAGTTACGGCGCGAACATTTGCGTATTGAAGAGCGGAAGCCAGTTCAGCGGAAGTAAGCCAGATTTGACCATGATGATTTACTACGTTGAACTTAGTATCGTGAAATACGAGTTGAGTATACATAGCGATATCCTTTTAGTCAGGTTATCACCACCAACGACGCCAATCGATGGGTGGTGAACTGTGCAGGGTTGGCGTAACCGGCTAAAAGGACCCGGCGCGGATTGCTCCGCCCCCACACAGCCCACCATAATGCGAAGATGTGACTGTGCAAACGACAATAAAAAAGACGCTGGCGCGTCTGGTGTCGCCTTTTAGATATCCGGGACGCCAATCCCGACGCCAGATTTTGCTGGCGTACGGCGACTATCGCCCCGGATCATATCGAGTGTCAACAAAGGAAAAGTCGTCTGGGTTATTCCCCCATTATTCCCCCATTATTCCCCCGTTTCTCCCCATACAAATTTTGAACAATAAAAAACCAACCGTAAAAGGTTGGTTTCATTGGGGATTTTTGGTCCACGAGAGGATTTGAACCTCCGCCCCCCGACACCCCATGATAGCGTGCTAGGTAACACTTAAGAATACTTAGCCAGTACCGAGATAGACTCGGAGTGGCCAGGGATGGCACCAGCTGCGACGCTTACTATTCCAGCCCAAAGAGTTTCACAGAAGCATGAAGCAAACATTAGGGTACTGCGGAATACTTTATTCATAGGCTTTTCCTTATTTACATGATTCATCAAGACGACACTTACAAAACGTAGGAGCGATATGACTGACATTACGATAAGAGCCGGAATAAAAGGCATGCTCATGAGAATCGAACTCATGTTACTGGCTAAATACTCTTTGTTGAAAGTTAACAATTTTCTGCACTAATATCAACATGTTTGGCCGCAAGCGCTTCGCCATTGTGATTTTTTGATAATCATAAGCTGTTGATTCACATGATCTAAAAACTCTAATTTAATGGCGAAAAATTTATGTATATGCATGATTTATATGGATAACACGCATGATTTAAAATCCCTTTATCGTGAAAGAGCTGATAGGTACAGGCACTTGTTTTTGCCCTCTAAAACGGTTATCAAAACCAAAAAACACACATTGATAATCAATCGGTTAGGGGAATGCTGAAAGCCAGTTGATTTACAATAAAATTATAGAATTATTTTTATTTATCATGTGGTTGTATATGAAGCATCTAACTACTGTTACGCCACATGGGTTGGACTGAAGCGGCTGACCTGATTGTTAAAGGTATGGAAGGCGCAATCAATGCGAAGACCGTAACCTATGACTTCGAACGTCTGATGGAAGGCGCTAAACTGCTGAAATGTTCAGAGTTTGGTGACGCGATCATCAAGAACATGTAATCACTACATGTGTTAAATATTGAAACGGGCGTATAACACGCCCGTTGTTTTATTTATGTGGATATTATTAATAGCATATCGAGCATATTTATATAAAACCTATTACTTGAGCCCATATGGGCATATTTTTATAATACAACTCTTATGCAAACATTTATTTGTTATTTCGCCTTCTCCTGGAGGACACTCTTGACTGCTTTTGAGTAAACTCCATAAATTCTTGTTGAATGGCGCAATGTTATAAATAGTAATAGGGTATTCTTTATCCTTAAGGATAATACCAGGCTTAACCGGTGTAAATATACTTCCAGGAGGAAGAAATATAGTAGATTGATACCAGATGATCATTTTCATATCACCCCATATGGCTGAAAAAGATATGCCGCATGTAGGTTGAATTACCGTGTCAATTACTACCCACTTCATTTGTTATGTCTTATCCCACGGTATTTAATATAGTTCATTTGGATGTTCATTTCTTTATTTTGCATATGAGTATATTACCCTTCAAAAAAATAAATTAATTAAAACGATTGCTTATATAAAACAAAATTTAAAGCAAGGAATCTCAATGGATGTTAAACAAAATGAGATTTAGTGAAAACAATAAATTATTCACTTCGTTTTAGATTTGTTTAGCTATAATGTTATACATTCAAATGACTGAACATCCTGTAATTAAAACATAGCCTTTATGCTACTTTGTGCCAATTTGCTAAACATTATGGTTGCCTTTTTATATAACGATAATAATGAATATAAGCATGACATGAGAATAAGGTTTCAATTTTTGAGTTATATAGGAAAGGTTTAACCTGTTCCTGGCTAAAATACATATAACTGGATGATGACTAAACCAAAACACATGTGCGTTAAGTATTGACACGGGCGTATGGCACGCCCGTTGGTTTTATAAATATGTTAACCGTTATAAAATAACGTATAGAAAGTCAAGTGATCACATTTCAAATATCAATTTGATAGTATTGGCCTGGTGATTATTTATGGGTAGCAATAAAAGGACAGTATTTATCATCCATAGGGATAGTCTCTGTACTTTTATTCCCATTATGCTGATGCCTTACTGAATTATGAAGCATTTCTTAAGCATCCAACTTTAGCTAGATTAATGGTTTATTATTTTCTACATCTTCAATATATAAAAGCGTATTATCAATGGCGTAGTAACTGCGTTTGTTATGATTAACATCAGTAACCCAACGGAAAACGCCCGCGCCTGCCAGTGTTGAACAGTATTCCCGAAATGTAGATTTTCCGCAAATATGAAGCAATGCGGCCTCTTTTATTTTAGCAGGGTTCTTGGTCGTACTAACTTTTAACAGGTTCCTGGTTCCTCTTAATAACAAAACCGTGTCATCGTGAGTAATAATTCTGATGTTATCCGTAGCCAGATAATAAATGTAATGTGCAATACGGTGATGTTTTAATTCTGAATAAAACCAGGAGAAGTTTTGCTCTTTTCTCACTTGCTCAAACATCTTTTGAAAAACAACGACCTGATCCAT